CAACAAACTGTTCATTAAATTTCTCAGGAGTAAGCAACATACAATGTATCAAACTACCTTCAATCATAGGTTTATTCATTACATCATCGCGCTGTTTAAGAACATAATGAAGATAGAATGCACCTGGGCTATAATTCAATTTACTTAATCCTGAATAAGACATCAGAAACTCTTTTGAGAAGAAATCGTCTTCTAACTTTAATCTTTCTACAAGATCTAAATCATTACTTTTAATTTGTTTCATCTACGTTTAATTTTTCAAATTCTTCACAAAAAGAATCTAATATTGTAATGTATACACCTGGTTTAATTTTACTGGTTCCCCAACATTTACCATCAATGAATAAAGGAGTAGGTAATAACTCATGGACGTTGTCATCCTCTATCCATCCTGCTTTTACCATCTCATCCTGTATTGTTTGTGCAGGATTAATCCAATCCCAATCATGCTTAGATACCTTTATGAAGTGTAATCCAAGTATGATGGGTTTGGACTTAGTTGCCAGTATTGACCTAAACTCGTCTTTATACTTAAACCAATATTCAGATGATGTAGTGCGGTAAGTTCTCACAGCCTTACTAGCAATGAATAACCCAGTGCGGGTTCTCATTCTACTGTTTTTACTAGATGGTACGTTGCCTGGAATCCAGAATAGTTTTGATTTCATTGATTTATCATTGATAGTAATACTGCCTTGACTTTTTTAGCACCATATTCTTTTACAGAATCACTGATGTCTTTGCTCAAAGGTAAAACAAGATATGGTATACCATACCAATCATCATACGATTGCATTGCTTTGATACCAGCAGGGTCATTATCAAAGATAGTATATTTTTCTTTGTGAAATGATACCCAATCAGTTATCGTATTTATGTTAGAGGTTTCACTTTGCGGAGCAATGATATTAGCACTAATACCCAATGAATACAAAGACATCACATCCTTTAGTGAACTACATATAAATAATCTGTCAATGTCAGAACTTGTTTGATCCCAACCCTGTATACAGTTTTTTACATTTATAAATCTGTGCTCAGTTTCTGGCTGATATATCTTGTATAATTCTTTACTTTGAGTAAAATAACCATAAGTTCTAAAATTCTTTTTAACAAATGATTCATCACCCTTAGCCATTGTAAATTCACTTAGCGGATGTACATTAAACCTAGATAGTATTTTAGAGCCAATGTTATATTCACTCCAGTAATTAGCATCATCTTTGGTCCAATGATCGCGTATCTTGTAATTGACAACCGACCACTTTGATTCTATCACATCAGTAAATGCTACTTTTTTATCAACAACTTGCAGATATTGATCACGCACAATTTCATACGCGCTTCTAAAGTTACATCCCTGTAAAATCATTATTAAATCGTATCCATCACCACCCAAACCTGTGCTAAAACATTTGAATCTATATTTACCATTCTTTACATAGAGATACATACTAGGATTAGAGTCATGTACATTGAATATACTTTTAAAATTATGACTTTGCCCAATAAGTTTGATATCAAGTTTAAGAAAATACTCGAATATCCATGCAGTAGGTATATCAATGCTGTCAAATACAGCTTTTCTGCTTGAAAACATACCAATAAATTTTAAAGTAATAAGGGGGACTATTCATCCCCCTTTATCACATAACCAATATAAACTTAATCTAAATCCAATAATTCAGATCCAGCATCTTTGCCTTCAAATGAACTTAAACTCTCAGAAACCTTCTTTTTCTTGATGTGTACAGCTTCGTTAAAAACAATTAACTTACTAGGATAAACATCTGCTACTTGAAGTGCATAACCAATTTTAGAATTCTCGGGCTTTGCAATAAATAAGCGATGCTGTGTATAACCAGCTTTGTTCTCATATTCAGAACCACCAATACACCAGTGAATCCAACGATCATTACCTATTAGATACTTCTTAGCATTCTCTACATACTCAGCAATACTATTACCTTCTACATTATGATCAATAAGTGCTTTAGTAGCACCAATCTCTTTAGCAAAATTCCAAATCCAGCGGAAGATCATATCTTCTTTACTAGTTGTTTTACCTTCCTTATTAGTGTAGTCACTATAGGAATATTGATGAGTCTGCACACGAGCAACTTGACCTACATAGTTACCCATTTCAGGTACGTCTTTGTTGATTGCTAAACCTTCAAATCCATCTTCGATAGGTTGAGTTTCAAGCATGAGCATCAACCCATATGCATTAGCATCATAGGGTGGTACCTCAAGTTTCATGTCTAACACACGAGCTATTACATTACCAGGTTGAATTACTTTGGGAATACCTGAACCCATCTTTTTATCTGCGTCTTTACTGCTAAACATAATTTTTAGTTTTAATTGTTAATCTATGTATATTTTATCCCAGTGAGTAATGACTGTACTGCCATCCTCTGTTTCATTAATTTGAGATAGTACAATCTCTTTGTTGCGTAGATGTTCTGGACGAGCACCACAAGATACTTCGTCAGTTGTATTAAAGCTAATGATGTTTTGATTTCCCTTACGATAAAGATAACCAATGGCATCAGAATTACTAGCGGTAATACGTTTTATTTTACCAGTGAGGTCTAAATCAAGGGAATTAAAATCACTACCTTGTTTTTCCAAAATGGTATCTTTTACATGACCTACTAGTATAATACGAGGAGCTAGTGTGCGGATATAATCCAAACTTTTGTTGTACGCACTTCTAAGCCACTGATATCCTGCACCCTGTGGCATATTAATGATGGTTCCATACTTAGGCTTACCCTCAGTAAACCAATTCTTACCCATAGATGATTTAGAATACAACAGTTCAGCATAGGTAATACAGAATTCCTCTAGTGCTGTAACCGTATCTACTGCTATATACTTGTAAGGGTAGTTTGCTTCTTTGATAGCAGTGCCTATTGCTTTGAGTTCCTCTATACTATTTACTTTAAGCTTAAGTGCATCTACATAATCACTCCCATCTTCAAAGTCAAGAATTAAACAATTATCTAGTCCAGCAAGCAATGTAGTCTTACCTACTTTGGGTTTGCTAAATACAATAAGCTCCTTGGGTGATTTAATACTAGCCTTCACAGGAGTTAAAGGCAATTGTATAACAGGAATTTCACTCATTTTTCTTTCTTAATAAGGTTGTTTAACCAAAATTTATTACTTACAGGTTTGTTCTGTACTATAGCATAAAAGTCTCTCAGCGTCATTGTAGAAATATTCTCGTCTTTGTCGTCATCAAGTTCCAAGTCTAAACCCATTTGATACTCTTCTTTACCTTCTTCCTTCTCTATAATCTCTGTAATAGTAGGAACAAGTCTTTCTAAATGCTCAATGGGTACAGACCAACTTTTATCTGATACATGATTTACTTTCTCGTAGTTAAATCCAGCTACTTTATCTTTGTTAAGACGATAATAAATTGGTTTGTCTACGATATTACCTTGTCCATCACAGAATGTTTTGTAATCCTTCTTATACATTATATAAATAAGGTTACCCTTGAATTCGTCTGTAAAGAATAATACATGGTTGGGTAAGTCACGATGTGCTTTAGGAGCAACTTGTGTTGGTCCCACTGTTACATCATACGTTTTTTCTAAATCATTGATTGCATAATCTACAATCAGATCTTTTGCGGTTTGCCACGCACTCTTTTTTTGTGTCATAATTAGAATATTTGATGAATTTTACTTTTAGCAAAATCTGTTTTAAATAATGTTAAGCAAGGATCTCCATTACGAACTTTTAAAAAATGGATTGCCAATGTATCTAATTCCACAGGTATCTTATCTGGTCCATAAAATGATAATCCATACTTAGCAGGTCTATTTATACCAATGAGAATATCAGTAAATTGTAATAATGCATCTGCACCAAATACATCACTGTCTTTGACGAAGTTTCCAATACTCCCTGGCTTTAATCGCTCAGTAGATTCGATTTCTCTATTGAGTTGACTAAGCACTATAAAGATTACTGGTAATTGCCTACGTGTTTCAGCAAGCATGTTGCCTAAATTATACAAGGTTTCAATCCTGTCTTTTTCACTTGCACTCTTCTTTAATAAAAGACTGTGGTCAATGGTGATAATAGTGGGTTTTTTCTTTGTTTCTATAAACTCAAAGATTTTATCCTTCATTTTATCTACTGTAAGAGGACGTTCATATGTGAAAACATCACGCATTTTATTGGTATCGCAATACCTAATAGCTGCATCAACATCTACCATATCAACTGGTCCTCCAATAGAGGATAATTTACGCACATTAATACCAGTGTTACCACTAATCTCTCTTAATGCAATACTTCGGGCAAGCATTTCAAACTGAAAATCTAGTACACAAAAATCTTGTTCTGGATTTAATCTAAATGCTTCCCTTGCAATCATACTACCAATGAGCGTCTTACCACTACCAGGTCTACCTGCAATAACTGTTAAGCTATTCCATTCTAAACCATCCATGCTGATGTCATTGAACTTTGCCCAAGGTGTCTTGACACTTTTAATTTCCCCTGATCTACGCTTCTTTACATATTCAATAGCTTGAGAGTATGCCTCTGAAACGTGAATAAAACCTAACTCTTTTAGAGATTTTGTCATATGGCTAATATAATAATAAAATTTAAACTTTAAAAATTTACCATCTTATTTTTTCTTTCTTGTATTCAACTAGATACTGATTAACCTTGTTAAATATATCATTACAATCCCAATCTTTAGCTTTGAGATACGCTGCAAATGCAGGATGAGTACTAGTAAACACCTTATGTTGATCACCAATGAGTGTTGCGTATTCTTGAGCTTGTTTGCCCATAAGCATCCATATAAGACCTGACTGATTAAAGTTAAGCATGTCTATGAGATACAGCATAAATGGTTCCCATATATTAGTATGTTTACCCACCTTGGTTAGCTCGGTACTCAGCGCAGTGTTTATACATAAAATTCCTTGACTAGACCATCTACTCAAATCATATCTTGTATCAACATTGGTTATAGCTTGATCTTCATAAGGTACATCTTTTTCAATAGCTCCTAGTATGTATCTCAAGGATGTCTCTGGTTTCTTTGTGTTTCCACAACTAAATGCAATGCCATCAGCTACTGTGGGTTGAGGATAAGGATCTTGACCTAGAATAATAACCCTGGTTTTATCTAAAGGACATAACTCAAAAGCTGTAAACAGTTGCTTTAACGACGGGGTAAACCGCTTGCCTTGAGCATTCTCATTTATAAGAAACTCTATTATTTTTTGAAAATCATCAGACTGAAGATGTCCTTTTAATAGATTAGCCCAACCACTTGGTCGCAGTTTGTCAATTAATTTAATTTTAATTTGTTCTGGAGTCAATTTCTCTTTAACTTCGCTCATAAATTTAATAAGTTTAAACTATGCCTAACACTTATGTTGACGTAATAAAGAAAAACGTAGTAATTAACGTATCTTTTACCTTAGCTGACGTCACAGCTCTACAAACAATCTTGCTCAAACATCTTGAACACAAAATCACTCTTGATGACAAATCCTGGAATATAATCGAGGACTTGTGTACTAAGGTTGATCAGTGCGCCAAAGACCAAAATCTAACTGAATCTAAAGAAATCTCTTTCTAATGAACTTGACATCAGACAAGATTGAAATATTTAAAGAAGATGCTGTAATAAACATCAAGTTTAATCGTGATTTTTATCAACGTCTAGTATTACTTCTTCAAAGTACTTACAAAGAGAAAACTGAAGATGAACTACAAGAAGCAGGTGAACAAATCAAAAGCAAAAACATTAAAGATGAATGGGTATTTCATTATGAAACAATGCTATATCTTGTTAAGGGATCTGAAGAGTATGCTCAACATAACAATTTAACAGAAATAATTGATCTAGAAACTTACAAGAAGAAGATGGAGACCAATATTGAACCTTAATAAAGAATACAGCCAACATCATTACCTATTTCAATACAAGCTTCAATACCCATGCTGAGCTGATCTTTACTACAATCAGCAAAGCTCTTTACTATTTCAATCGCTTTACCAGTGTTATCCTTGGATTTAATTGTAAGTCCAGCTTTTCTTTTTACTTCTAACTTTACATCTTCAAAATCATTACCTGTGCAATGTGCAAGCTCTCTGATAAGAGCATGCACTTTTGCTAGTTGTATCAAACTGTGATTGTCTTTGATTAATTCATACATAGCACTCACCCTATTACCAGGTTTGAGTGCATGTAGCATACGATAAAACTTCTGTTCTTCTTTAGGAGAACTAGGACTCATCACGCCCTTCTCATCTACTACATAGTCAATGATGGTATACATTACTTATACGTTATTTTAGTTCTGTCAAAGTCTTGTAGTGCACTCCTTACCCAAGTAGCATCCACAGTCTCATGAAACATTAATATATGAACTGAAGCTACCTCATCAGGATTAAGCCTAAGCAATCGTCCTATGCGTTGAGCTGCCTTACGTTCATTACCATAGGAGTGAAGAATAATAGCATGTTGTAAGTCAGGAATATTCACACCCTCATTTAACTGCAAGACACATGATAACACATTAATTTTACCGTCTTTAAACATTTGTAAGTTCTGTTCTGACAATGGATGACCACTGTAATATACATAGTTACACAATCTATCTGCTTGATCTTGAGTATTGCAAAAGATGATGCATTTACCTTGAATTGTCTTTAACAATTTCTTGGCGTATTCTTCTTTGCTTCTGTAATCCATCAGAGTACGCATTCTCCCTATCCTGTTGAATTGTTCTTGACTTGGGTTACTACTTTCATTAACTCTCTTGACCCAGTATTGATAATTGTCATACTCGCTAGTATTCCATGAATTACCTTTGACCTTTACTTGATGAGTGTTCAATCTGCATAAATTGACTGAGTGTACAGTTATCCTGTAATCATTTAATATGCTATCCTCAACAGCTTCGTCTGTAAAATAATTAAATTTGATAGGACAAAACTTGTTCACCATCATACCTTTTATACTGCGATGTTCTCTAGGTGGAGTACCCGTGAGTCCAATAATTCTACTATTGTATGCAGTAAGCCACAATTCATGACTATTCAATAAACTGTGGCACTCATCTAGATATACTACATCATAGTTGAAAGACTGTTTATGCAAACTCAAGTAGGTGGTCACTACCACTCTATCTTTTAAGTAGCTCAATCCAAACTTATCCATGTCTTCAAACCAACTGGTGAATATGCTTTTTTTGGGTGCTACTACTAAAAATCTAGCGTCGCTGTTTTGCTCTTTGAGATACCAATCCATATGTTTAAGACCTATGTATGTCTTACCCACACCCATTGAAATTGCACAACCTATGCGCTTATTAACTTTAATAAGTTCTAAAGCTTCTTCTTGTATCTGCTCTCGTTTAGTATTTAATTCAAGTGGGTTCATGATTTCCTGTATCTTCATTTAATACTTCTTCATCTATTTTACCAATAATATTGTAAGCATTTTCTAAAGCAATTAGAAAGTGTTTCATATCAATTCTAACATCTAATGAACAAGGTTCATCAACGTTATTTGTAATGTTGATTAAGTTTTGATATACTTCATCAAAATGTTTTAATTTAATAGAATCAGGTGTTGTTATCATACCTCAGTTTTTAAATGTCTTTAATCACAATCAATATCATCTTTTTGTAATCGAGGTGTACTTAGTCCCATTTCTTTAGCTTCTATAGGATGTAGCTCAATCCATTGATGGCATGTCCTGCATACAGATAACCATGTTAATACATCAAGGTAATTTTTATTTCTACCTGCCTTATGATGCACATCAGTGGTATTAATTGTACAACCCTCTAGTCTTGCATGACAGAATGGATTTTTTACAAGAAATTGTTGTCTAGATACTGAATATAACTGGTCTAATATAACACGTTTGTCTGACCTACTTTTTAGTGGTATTTTTTGTTTAGGAAATTTTACTGGTATTTTTTTATACCAGCAATTTTTGCAAAACTTTTCACCTTTGTGGTTTTTCCATATAATCTTGGACTCTCCACACCCACTGCATTGTTTTGGTTTACTAATCATTCGTCATAGTTTTCAGCGTCGAGGTCTGAAAGTGTATCTGAGTCTGACTCATCAAGAGTTTCTTCATCTTGATCTTCATCTAATCTTATTTCTCCATGAATTAGTACACTCCCGACGAATGGATTACTAAATTCATCGCCATGATTCATAGACATAAGATATTGAAAATCATCATCATTCATTCTAAGATACACTTCCAAAGAAACCTCTATAGATTTTCCATTTGGTAGGTTGATAATCATTATGTTATAGGATAAAACAATATGACTACCAAACTACCAATATTTGATCTTAAACTTTTCAAATTTACAAAAAATATGGGATTATAACACTATAAATTAACATCTCTTATCACTAAATCGCCATTAAGATTTACATCTATTTTTGTACCTACTTTAGCTTGCCAAGCTTCTATTTTCATTCCCTTGACATAATCTTTTGCATTTGGGATAAACCCACAATCTTCTTTGACGTGCTGTTCGCCTAATACTCGAACAGGTATTTCTTTGGTAACACCTCCAGTAAGAGTGATTTTTATACTCACTCCAAATTTCTGTTCACACTCAAAGATACCCTCAGCATGATGCCTGAATACCCGATGTCTTACATCAGGTACCCAAGCTTTTGTTTGATCAAACCAATTATGAATATGTATATACTCTTCCCATGTACCTCCGTGCTTCTTAGCACTTGACATGGCATGATGCATAGGCGTAGCCATAATTAAACTTTTGGATAGTGTCTACGATCATCAGCCCCAATCTCATCAAAATCTTCTTCATCTTCATCATGTTCTTCACATTCTTCATCATCTTTTTCATCAGAACTTGCTTCTTCTACTTCCTTCCATTTATAATCATCATCATCTTCATCTTCATCTTTATCTTCATCTTCTGGTTCAGTAAATACATGATCATCATCTTCATCATCCTCATCTAGCTTAACACCTATAGCTACACTCTGATTTTCTTCTTGAACATAATCAAAATGATCCCACTGAAAGCTCTTTGGACTAAGAGTTATAGAACCGCGACCACCATCATTGTTGTAAAACCCAGATGCTTGTGATTCAATAAGATCCCAAATAAGACGATCTACAGAATCTATTTGTATATGATCAAAATTAAAATCATCAGGGGTATCCATATTTAAATACACATTATCAGTGCAACCAGAATCACCCGCTCCACTATATTCAATATTAACATCCTTGACATGTTCTATGCTAAATAGTTCATTAGGTTGTTCAAAGAAGTATTCCCATAAATTAAACTGGTAAGAATCTAACTGCTCTTTCATTTGCTCTGTATAGCAGTTACAGTATATTGGTTTAACTAACTTTTCTTCTGTGGTTTTTACATCTGCTGTTTCTAGTTCATAACAATCAGGATAAAACAACTCTATCCAATTGCTGTATACCATATCAAGTGGCATAGTACCGCGTTCTTCTGGATGTTCGTCTTTATTGTCTACTTTATACAAAGTAAATGTTCCTGTAATCATATCAATGCTGAAGTGTTGATCAAACTTCAATGGTAAATGAATTGCGGGTATGTCTATAAACTTACGCGCATTCACAATAGCATTAAATACACTGCCTAAATCTGCATAATGTTTAGTCTTAACACCCATAGAAAGAATAGGAGCACGCGCTCTAAACTTTTGAAATGCAGATTGATATCGTATTAATTCATTGACAAACTCTTGTGCAGAGCTTAGTTCTCCACCATCTGAGTAAGGTAGTATTATTGTTGTCTCAAATCCATTTTGAAATTTAATAGTTAAGGTTCTTGTAAGCATTATTCAATTAATTTAATTGTTTGTAATTCACCAGTTTTAATAGCAGCTTCTAATTCCATCCAATAATTAATAATGTTACCACCACCCAATACCAATATTGTTTTGTATCCACGTTTTTTTGTACCCATTTGTTTAATTGATTTGATTCTCATTTTGTAATCAGACCAACCAGAAGGTAATTTGATAGATTCTGTAAATCCAGGAGCAGTATACACGTATACATAACTACCATTTATACCAGAGCCAAGACCTAATACTATATCTTCTTTTATTTTATAAGTGACATTATTACTAGCTGTAATGCTGTCTAATCTTTCTCCTTGAGCTATTGCATTATTGGCAATAACAATTAAAATAAATAACAACTTTTTCATTTGACTAAATTTAAAAACCCCTAGTTTCCTAGGGGCTTATGTTTATAACACTATTTTTTCTTTAATTAAAACATTAATCTTACTACGAAGGAATCCTACAAAATCAGCAGGAAACGTACTCATATTTTTCATATGAATAATATTCTTGAACATGTTCTTACTCTCATAACCATCAATAGCAACTTGTATAACTTGAAATCCCATTTTCTCTACTTCGTTAACCATTTTACGAGTGTGAGTAGTAGCGGGTTCACCACGATAGTTATGAGCAGAAGGTGCACCATCACTGATAACGATAAGTATACCACTGTTTAGTGTTTTGCTGCGTACACGTTTGGCAGTGGCTATAATAGCAGAACCATCTCGATTCTCGTATTTAGCAGTCATTGATCCAAGTGCTGTCTTTTGAGGACTACCTGGCTCTTTGTATACCAATAACTGAGTAGTACCAGTACCACTGCAAGAGTAATCACCATCACCATCCCAATCAGCTGTATGACCATACATGAACAATTCTACATCTGTAACATCTTTGAGACATTCATTGAGAAATATTGCAGCTTTACGCGCTTGATCTATTTTGTCACCACCCATGCTACCTGATTCATCAACTAGTATAGTAACACACAGTTTATTAGTTTTAACCTGACCAACTCGTTCATAAATTGTAGATACATGTTGGGAAGCTTCTGCTAGCTTATTGGTATCTAATCTACCACTGCGCATAGATTTAAGTGAAAACTGATAGTCTCTGCTCTTACGACGAAGTAGTGTACCAATTACATTAGCTTTAGTAAGATCAATCTCTTTGATAATATTTGCATATCTGTTTCTACTTTGATCTGTATCAAGTACAGATAGATAGTCAACCTTAGATGCACCCTTTTTACTTATTTCCTCTGCTGTTTTGATTGCTTGCATGAATTTAGTAAAGGAGTCAACAGACTCTTCAGACTTGTATTCTTCCTGCATTGAATTCATCATGTTTTTCATGAATTCGGTAGGTGTTGTCTTGCTAGAGTCAGTGCTGCTATCACTTTCATCTTCTCCACTTTCACCGTCACCACTTATGCCTTTACCATCTTCATCTTTATCATCTGGTGTTTCATGTTCAGGTGGTTTGACATATTGAGTAATAACATCTGCAATCTTTTTACTTACTTTCATGCAGCTGTCTAAACTATCAGGAATACCACCTTCTTTAGACAATATTGATTTAATCTTGTCTATAGGATCTTTAAACTTTAGCAATTCTTCTTCAGTAATCTGATCAGGATATCTAATGATACGATCAAACAATTCAAGCAAGTGCTCATAGTCATTATCTGGTACAGGACGATCTGTGTACTTATGATCTTTATATTTTTTAATGAACTTTAAATAACCTGGAGTATCAACCGCCATGCGTGAATTAATACGCTCTTCGTTAAGCACTTTAAGTATAAAATTCTTTAATGTAGGTTTATGTTTACGAGATACAAGCAACATTTTCTTATGTTCTTCTACATCTTCGTGCATAACTTTAGCAATATTCTGCAATGCGGCACCTATAAATATATCTGTGCTAATACCATTTGCTAACATCTCAGCGGGAATATATGCACGATTAGTAGAATTTTTACCAGTAAACTTAGAAGCGTCAATACCCACTACTTTAGACATTGTAGTAAGTAAACTAGCAGCCTCTTCCATATTCAATCTCTTACTATGACCAAAAAAGAAGTCACTGTAGTTTGTATAACCTTTATCCCAGCTATAAGCTCTTTTATCAGGGTTATAGTGAGTATAGCCATAATCAGCATCTCTACCAAACCAATCTCTAAAATAAGTCATGATTGTAGTTCTTTTAACTTTTGATTAAATTCGTTTTGCATATGCTCAATATCATATACTTTTTTGTCAGTTTCATCTTTATAATAACAAATAGATACTTCAATAGTGTTTTGTTTTGATAAAGATGTTTGTTGTTGTATTGCTATTGCAATCTTACCAAGATTTTCAGCAATGTCTGGAAATACTTGCTCAATAAGTTTTCTTCCCATCAATGTTTCATGAAGTTCTGCCATCGTTTTTTCTCTATTTAATTTTTATAATAAGATTAGCTTCTAACTATTTCACATAAAAAAAGTAGCAGCTGACCTAAATCAACTGCTACTTCACTTCTACAATTTACTTTGATTAGTTAGCTGCTATAATAGATTTAACTTTAGTGCGTTCTGACACACCAGAAGCATCATCAAATAAAGGCATAATAACTTGCATTAATGCACCTACAGTATCAAAACCATCTTTGATAAGATTAGCTGCAAGCAGTGTATGACGCACTGACACTACATTGCTAAGCTCTTGCTCTTTGAATTGATCACGAATTGTCTTAGATACTTTAACAATAGCTTTTGCTATCTTTTCGCTAACACCAGTACGCACCATCAAAATGTTTGTTTCTGACATCTCAGATGGATAGCTTAATTCCACAGGAAAGAAGCGATCTAATAACGCACGATCAATTTGAGTGGTACCACTATATTCTGCACCTAGGTTGGCGGTAGCAAAAAACACACACTTCTCATTGATAGTAATATTACGTACTGCATCACCACCAGCAATATCTACAGGAAGATACCTGCGTTTATCAAGACAAGGAAACAATATATTAGTAGCACTTAGTGGGGCCAATTTGTTATCATAGAAGCTCTTTATCTTCTATTTCTGCATATTACTGTGCAGTTCAGACTATATCATCACCAAAGTCAAATATTTTGAAAGTAACAGACACCAATGGATTACCATCTTTATCTCTTTCTATGACTATGGGCAGGACGCTCGTGTTAGCATTACCATCCTCAACATTACTTGTTAGGACTCGGCTATTAGTCGTTGAACCTTCAAAAGTGTTACCACTTAAGCTTGGCTGCTGATTGTCCTCTGAGCCTTCAGTAGGATTTTCCAGCAATTCATCCTGTTTTACAATCGCTTCCCCCTTCTTAAACATATAAATAAGAATATTTTTGTTAACGATTTAATTCATCAAGAAGGACAATACCTTCACGTTGTATGTGACCCACAAATGGAGCATAATCAAAGTCTGAGTGACCTTCTTTGTTTAACCTGTGTACACCTAACAATGCAGACTGAGCATCTTGCACAGTACCCATATCCTGTATACTCAAAGGTTTTTCCATAGCGCGTGCAATGTGACTTACAAGCTCTGTTTTACCTGATCCAGTAGGTCCTATAAGCAAACTATTTTCACCTCGTATAACATTACGAATTAAAAGATACCACATATCAGCGTCAATATAAAATCCAGTGTCTTGTTCACTAGGACAAGGATACATACGCATAATGCGATCACGCAGTGTACCACTTTCGTTTTCAACAAACGCTTTGCATTTAGCTTCAATATCGATCTGATAACCCATCTCTATCCATTTAGTAGCATATTCAATAGCTATATCACGCTTAATTATGTTGGATGCAATCATCCATTCAAATGCATAATTTACATCTTCATTAGTTGGACAAGCATCGCCTTTAATACTACCATACAAATTGTCTTCGTGCATCACAGCACGAGGTGTACCCATTATTTTACATACTAAATCACCCCAGCTAATATCACTCACTGCAAATATTGTCCCAATGGGGAATTTTGTCAAAACTTTAGAATCACCCACAAATGTAGTAGTAGCTAAATCTACAGCAACAGGATTGTTAGCTTGATTCTTAACGAATTCAATAGTAAACTGTGTTCCCTTAAGGGTTGTTTGAATAAGATACATACTTACTTTTTAAATTTTGGTTTAAGATACTCAATAAGATACTTAGCGTAGCTGACTAGCAACACTTGTTTGTCAAACACAAATTGCTCTTTTTCTTGAGCTAATGCTTTATCATACTCATTCTCGAGCCTGTTAAAGTCTTCCTTATTGAAAGATTTTGTATCAGTCATAAACTGCTATTTGTTTTTATTTATCAGATCCTTCTGAATATTTCCAATGTATATGTACTGCAAATGCAGACAATACTCCTGCAATGGCAGTTGCTACCCACCAATTTCTACTTTTGCGCACAGATGCGTGTTTTTTAGCTGCTGCTACTTGTTGGTAAAGATTTTCACTAGACATACTATCGTTGTAGTTACGCTCCTTTAGAAGTTCACTTTGCATGTATGTAGTGTTTCTATCTTTAGCAACCAACATTTCAGATTGATTCTTTAAGTCAGCACGTAAGGTTATAACTTCAATGCGAATTGAATCACACTCCTGAAGATCCTCTAACATATATTTCATTAGATACTTTGGAGTGTATACCAAAGAATCTTTATTTGTTTTCGTACCGCTTTGTGAGAATGCGGTTGTAATACTGAGAAGAGTAATTAGAAATAGGAGTGATTTTTTCATTTTTATTAATGGTTTTAGTAATAATTTTTATAGGTGTTAATTTAAGTTGATTATTTTCAGACTCAATCTCAATAACGTGGTTAATAAGTTGGTCTTTTTCTTGGATCATGCCGCTCATCTTTTCATTGAGTGACTCAATGGTAGCAGATTGAAATTCAGTCTGATTAATTAATTGTTTTTGATACTTGGCAAGATCGCTATATTCTAGGTATATGAATATACAGAACGCTAGCATAATTGTTAGTAAGATAGATTGTAATACTTTCATGGTTTTACTTCTTTTTTATAGTTAATAATAAATTCAACAAATTCACGGAGTTTGAACCTATCTGAAAACTCATAGTCAGGGACATCGAACAACTGTACTTTCCAATGATCATCTATAGCCTTTTCTGATTCTATGCTAATAAGACAGAAATCTGTATTGCTATCAGATAGTTCATACTCATAATAATAATAGCCAGTGGTATCCCCTGATTCTTCTGGAGACACCACTATTTTTGTAAAACCTAATTTTTCAAGGTCTAGTTGTGTAATTTTCATCGTATTTCAAATCCTCCACATTCGCGTAAGAAATTAACAAAGTCTTGTAAACAAGTCAATCCACAACAGTGGGATGTGTTATACATAAAACCATCCACTTCAAATACACCATCTTTAACAAATATTTCGGGATATAAAAATAGCTCTAATTTATTTGATAGTATAGGTTCTACACTAACATTAGACAGACTACCTGATTCTGTTATTGTTTGTTGTGTATACCATCCTACATTCAAACCAATACTATTCCATCCTTCAAACTTTACAGCAATATAATCATCAATAAAATTAGCAAGTATTGTGCATTCTTGTTGAGTCTTCAACCCAGCTCCAGAATTTACTTGAATATTATCAATAAAATCTACTGGTAAGGATAAATTATACATAGTAGCAGATTCCAAGATTACCTGTGCAATAGGACGCCAACTCCACACATTAGCTCTAAAGTAATAACCAAGGTTTTCTTGCTCAAACTCTGCCATGCTTGTCCTATAATCATTTTTTTGCACTCTAGTGCTATTATCCCATTCTATTTCTGGTTTTACACCCTTAATCATAGGGTTTAAACCGTAGATATCCATGCCCATTATTTACCAAAGTCTTTTTTAAGTTTGTTAAGTAGGTCTTTGAGTTTCTCACCTTCTGTTGTATTATTAATGAAATCTTTAAGACGTTCAGCTTCAATATCAGTATCACCAAAAATATTCTTAATTTCATCCATTATTGCATTAGCATCAATGGCTGATTTTAGATTATCATCAATAGTTTTTAAATTGCTATCAATCATACTACGTAGCATAGTTAAACCAGCGATTGAAGCGGCTGGACTACCTGTTACTTTAATTGTCTGAGTTACAGGATATCCTTCGGGATTAAACTCAATAGCAAGTAATACTAAAGAGTTGTTTGAGTCTTTAATGACTTTATCAATATGTTCAAAAATTTCTTCTAAGATAAGTTTCATGATTCTAAAGATTGTTTAATATTTGGTTCTGCTTCTTCTATCATCTCAACTATATGAGAGAGTTTGTCTACAATGCTGTTTATTGTTTTGTAATAGGTGCTTTCACGAATCTGTTCAATTTCTTGATCACCAATTGGAATAAAAACAACAGGTTGAACAGTAAATTCAGTGTAATCACTCATATCCAAGCGTTCAGTACGCACTCGAGAATCTAAACGGTTGTCTAAATCCTCGAGGTGCGTTTTGAACTGATAGTAGACACACGATATTTCAGTGTTGTCTAATGATTTAATCATAGGTCAATTGTTTCTTCATTTAAATTATAAAAATTTAAAGATAGTAATTTATGATTAATCCAAAGATCAATGATATCAAGTGTGGTAATTTTACATTCTTTCAATGTGGGTAGATTGCTGTACTTACCATCTTTAAAATAACTAAGCTTGATGTGCGGGAAAATAACACCAAGTAGCTTGTTAGAATCACCATACACACGCTCATACTTAAATTGGTTAAGCGCATTGATAGCACGAAGATGATCATTCTTAATCCTAAAAATAACTTGTTGAGTCATGGATTGGGTTTGTTCTTCTTGAAATGCATCCATACCATACATCAAACGACGGTACATTGATTTTTGAATTGTGTTCATTGTAAAGTACTTACGTTGAACATTAATGCTAATTTGTTCATCCTGCTCATAAGAAATGAAACTAGATTTACCATTAGCGTAATTAATTGCGATGCCAGTTTTAGTAGCTGTGATTGTTTTATTCATATCAGTTAGTGTTTTTTAATGTTATAATATCAGTAATAGGCGTTTTCAACAGAGAAAAGTATAATAGGGAGGTCCCAATTTTCAAACATTAATACATATTCTCCATTCATGGTGCCATGATTGATCAGAACAGATTGTTTAGTTACAGTACATGCTAGTTCCTCTAGTTTATCAAGTGAATCAGCCATTAATGTGACAGATTTACCCATATAATTAAAATGGGCAATAAACTTAAAAATGTATGGTTCAGGAACTTCGCGATACGCTGCATTAATTTCTTCGTGATAAAATTCTTTTATTTTGCTCATGTGTTGTTTTTTGGATACTCGCACTGCGTAAGTGAACCTGATTTGAGCTGTATTGTATGCTCTTTACCTGTAGATAGGTTCTTATGCACTAGAGTATAGTTCTTACTATTATAGTTAGGTACTGTTAATGGTACATCAAAGTAGACGTATTTTACTATTTCATCCATTGATGTGTATATTTTGTATTTGACTCGACGGGTAATAAGATCTTCAATACGCAGTATATACTGCATTTCAATGGTTGTTGACCCTCTTAATTGCTTTTTAAATAAGCGTTTTAGAGAACATAATTTAAGATTTACAAGTAATCGCTTGATTTTCATATATATTTTGCATTAAAGTAAAAGGGGGCTAGGTTATACACCCAGCCCCACAGTTACTACCCTATGAACACTAACTAATTTATAACTTTTTAAGTATATCGCGTAGTTTATCTAAAGGATCTTGAGTTACACATATCTCAATTAATCCTCTAACAATTAAATAATCCCGCAAATCCGCACTAGCATTGTTTAATATATTTTCAATAAAAGTAGACTTAGTTGAACTAGGTGTTTGATCATTAATTAGTTTAAGTTCGTTATTTAATGTAGTTTCATAACCTTTTGTAAAGCCACATGCTGAGAACACATCATCTGCATCGTGGTCAAACGTACGACTTGATGTACGATCTGTTGTATCACTGTTTTCTTGGTTAGGTATATTACGAATAGCCCAACTAACTTCTTCTTGAGTGAGTGAATTATTTGCACTCAAGATTACTTCCATAATTTTTTGTTTCATAGACTTTGTTTTTTGATTTTTTGTATTCAATTAGAGGTCAAGGTTAGAATCGAACTAACTTATTTGCCGCGTAATGTCCCGCGGCATTTATCCATATTGTACATCTACTTTTGTAAAGATACACTTGACCAACCAATTGCTTACTTGTTATTTTACTCTAAAGTTTATTACAAGTTCAGTATCACTAACAGACACATTTTCAATCAAATTCATACTGAATCGTAGCGTACTATTGGACATATTAACAACAGGTAAAGTTGTTCTGTCTTTTTCGTATGACTTTTGACTAGGTCTAGTACCAGCTTTAAAGTAACGATAATAAGCTTGATTGTAAGTAATATTTAATGTTTCTGCTACGCTAGCAAGAGCCACTTTTTGATTTACTCCAGTTTTCATTAGCTCTAACACCGTCTTTTTAAACTCGATGATTTTTCTTGCAGATAATTTTTTGATGCTCATTTTAAATGATTTCAAGGTTTACACTAAAAGATTTGGGTATTAGTAGTCAAGCTATTAGCTTTAAACTAAAAATACATGGTTATTATGTCAATTATGTCAAAATTATTTTGTAACTTAACTTTGTTAATTGTACAATTTGTTTAAGGGATATAGATTTTTTTGGTGCTACCTTTGTTTGTTGATGATAATTGTATGTTTCAAGATACTATCTAACTTAAAAATATCTGTTTGATAGAGAGCTATAGAATCTTTTAATTCTTTAACTCTGGTTGAATGCATCTCTTTTATCTTTTGCTTATCATAATAAAAGAATAATAAAACAACAAGTATTATTAAAAGAGGGATTGGTTTGACATTTACCATGATGATTGATAGTAATAATCACCACTAAACTTACCATCTGAATCCATTTCTTTTTCTAAGAACTCAATAGTATCTTTAGTATCTTGATAATAATATTTATCATATTCAGTACTTCCAAAAAAGAAACCTGATGTAGTTGGTAGTATATCATTAGGAGCACTAGCAGCATCAAACTCCATTACTTTTTTACAAGCATCATATAGATTCTTTAAGTCTTCTACTGAAACATAAGTTGACCTACCATCATCAACACTACTTTGACAATTTTGAACAAACCAATTATGGATATGATTGGCTTTTCTCCAATACATCACTTGTTCTTCAACATATGATATTCTGTCTACTTTAATTTGATCAAATACTTTTCCATTTCTTTTAACAGTAACTTCAAACTGTTTTTCTTTGGGTATGTGTTCCCATTGTTTTACATATGTCTTTTTAGACAAATACATATCTAGTCCCATAATTTAATATTCCATTAGTTGCATGAATGATATTACATACTTTTCTCTTATCTTAGTAACAATAATCTCACTACCATAATAGTGACTAGGTAATTCTTGTAACACTACATTACAAAATTCCTGAATTGGATCTATTACATCTAGGTTATTCTGTCGTGCTCCAACTAGGTTATTATGCGCCATACTTAGAATATAATCTAAATCTGAATCGAATCCATTTTCTTTAGCCTCTTCGCTAAGGTACTCCTTGCCACTGCTTCCGTTTAAGTCTTGATCGAAAGAGAAGTCTTTAAACTTCTCTACGATGTTTTCTAAGGTAACTACTATTACTTCTAAGGTGCTGTTTCTATTCGTACTCATCTTTGACAATATTTTCTGCAAGAACTCTTGTTTGCATAAGTTTTAACTTGAGCTTTATTATTTCTAGCTCTAATTCTTCAGTGGTCATATCAGTTTTCTCACGTTGATCTCTAACAGCTTCAAATACCATCTCAGTCATATCGTCTTTTCTCATGTCAAGAAACTCACTTGTTTTTGCTCCATCAGTATAATTGAAGCAATAGCCTGATCCATCTTCAAATTGGATACTGGTTACATGTTTACCTTGCTGTGTTAACACAACAATGGCTGCCACTAGGGACTTTGGTGTCATTTTTTTCATATGTTTATAAGGTTTTTATAATTTCTCATCAATGTATTGGAAGCAGTTCACGATCATGTACAGTGTACCCAAGGATGATACTATATAAACAAATACCATTGGACTACAAGCTACATCATTTAGTGTGGTATCAAAAACAAAAGAAAAAAAGGCAGTTAATAACCAATTTAAACAAGTTACTAATATTATAATAGCTGTTGCTACTATTGGATAGAGTAGTGTTTTTTGAATTGTATTCATGTTATTTGTTGGGTTAGTGAGAGTTAGTTACTGATTGTCATCAATGATAAGGCTATCTAATGCTGTGTCCCCTAATGGAATAACTCCAACGGGTCTGTTATTATCAGATATAATATATCCTTGATCTGTGCATATCATTTGATACTCACAAGGATCTTTAGGATACA